ATGCCCATCGCCCCCGGCCGCGCTCCCATCCTGGCCAGCCTGACCAAGGCCGAGCCCTTCGCCAGCGCCGAGGAGGCGTGGTTCTGGACCATGAACGCCCTGATCGCCCGGCGCGAAGGTGCCAGGCTCTCCGCCGGCCGCGGCTCGGTGATCCGGCCCTGCGAGCCGGATGATGTGGTGAAATGCCTCGATCGGCTGTATCGCCAGCGCCGGATCGAGCTTCAGCACGCCCGCATCATGCGCATCTGGGGCGAGCGTGGCAGCGCCCCCAGCTCGCGCTACCCCGCCGAGCGCGGCGATGCCCGGCTGTGGCGCGAGGCGATGGAGCGGCTGGATTTTCCGCTGCGGCAGAAGGGGATCGTTGCCGGCGCCGCCCGCGGCATGACGGTACCCGAAGGCGCGGAGATCATCCCCTTCCCCGGATGCTCCGCGTGAGGCGGCTGTCGCATCGGCGGGTGGCGGCCCAGGGCCAGGGTGGGGGCGAGGGCCAGTGCATCTGGCTCGCCTTCGGCGGCGAGGCGGACCAGCCCTGGCTGAAGCCGCTGCGCCGCGGTTTCCGCCATTGCTTCGCCGCGCTGGCCGACGAGTCTGGCTGGACCGTGCTGGAGCCACTCTCCGGCCGGCTGCTGGTGGCGCGGCTGCCGGTGCCGGCAGGCTTCGACCTGCCCGGCTTCTACCGCCGTGCCGGGCTGGCCGTGCTCGGCCCCTTCGAACCGGGCCTGCCGCAGGCGCGCCGCCTGCCGACGCTCACGCCATTCACCTGCGTGACGCTGTGCCGCACGGTGCTGGGCGCCGATGCGCCCTTCGCGCTGACGCCCTACGGGCTGTTCCGCGCACTTGGCGGGATCGAATCTCATCAATCTAGGAAAAAAGTCTTGACAGCAGGCTGAGGTCGGCCTAGAACGCCTCTGCCACGGGGCGAATTGCGCCCCGCGGTTTCCTCCTCCCCGTCTCCCCGACTTGAAGGCCCGCCCGGCTCCCCGGGCGGGCCTTCGCCTTTTCGGGGCGCCGGGGCGGCTTCCCCTCTCTCCCCAACCCGAAGGACCTGCGCATGGGTGGCCTGTTCCGCGCGCCGAAGCCGGTGGTGATCGAACCGCCGCCCGAACCGGCGCAGGCCGAGAGTCTCGCCGCAAGCAGCGCGCAGGCCGAGGTCGCCGCCGATGATGCCGGCCGCGAGGCCCGCCTGCGCGCCGTGGAGCGCGCCCGACGCGGCCTGACCGGCACCATCGCCACCAGCGCCCGCGGCGTCCTCGATCCGCTGCCGGCCGCGCTGCGGCGCAAGACGCTGCTCGGGGAATGATCGCCATGGGACCCGAGGAGATCCTCACGCGCCACGCCCGTGCCGCCGCCCGTCGCCGCCCGCTCGAGACGATCTGGCAGGATTGCTACGACCACGCCCTGCCCGCCCCGGGCGCCGCGCCGCTGTTCGACGCCACGGCGGCCGACGCGGCGGAGCAGCTGGCCGCCTCCCTGCTGGCCGAGCTCGCGCCACCCTGGTCGCGCTGGTTCGGGCTGGTCCCGGCGCGCGACCTGCACGACGAGGCCGAGGCACGGCTCGCCCGCAGCCTGACCGAGACGGCGGAGACGCTGCAGGGCCACCTCGACCGCTCCAACTTCGCGCTGGAACTGCACCAGGCGTTCCTGGACCTGGTGGTCGCCGGCACCGGCCTGCTCTCGGTGGAGGAGGCGCCGGCCGGCGAAGCCTCCGCGCTGCGCTTCCGCGCCGTGCCGCTGCGCGAGGCGGTGCTGGAGGAAGGCGCCTCGGGCCGGCTCGACACGGTGTTCCGCAGCATGCGGCTGACCGAGGACGAGATCCGCGCCCGCTGGCCCGCCGCGCCTCTGCCGCCGACACGCCGGGGCGAGGATGAGCTGCCGAAGCTGCGCGTGGTGGAAGCGGCCTGGCCCGATCCGCGGATCGGCCACCGTTTCGCCGCGGTGCTCGAGGCCGAGAGCGGGCCGCCGGTGGTGCTGGCGGAAGGGCGCTTCTCGGAAAGCCCCTTCATCGCCTTCCGCTGGTTGAAGCTGCCCGGCGAGACCTATGGCCGTGGCCCGGTGGCGAAGGCGCTGCCGGATATCCGCACCGCCAACAAGGTCGTGGAGCTGATCCTGAAGAATGCCTCGATCTCCGCGACAGGCATCTGGATGGCCGAGGATGACGGCGTGCTGAACCCGGCGACGATCCGCCTGGTGCCGGGCGCGATCATCCCGAAGGCGGCTGGCTCCTCCGGGCTCACGCCGCTGGCGGCACCGGGGAATTTCGACGTCTCGCAGCTGGTGCTGCAGGACCTCCGCGCGCGGATCCGCGGCGCGCTGCTCGCGGACCGCATTGCGGCCAGCGAGAAGGCGCCGATGACGGCGACCGAGGTGCTGGAACGCGCTTCCGCCGCGGCGCGGCTGCTCGGCGCCACCTATGGCAGGCTGCAGGCCGAGCTGCTGACGCCGCTGATCGCGCGCTGCCTGTCGCTGCTGCGTCGCCGCGGCGAGGTGCCGCCGGTCGAGCTCGGCGGGCGCGAGGTGCGGCTGGTCTATGCCTCGCCGCTGGCGCGCGTGCAGGCGCGGGCGGATGCGGCGGACACGCTGCTGTTCCTGCAGACCGCCGTGGCACTCGGGCCGGAGGCGAAGGCGACGCTCGATGCCGGCGCTGCCGCGCGCTGGCTGGCCCGCACTCTCGGCGCTCCGCCGGAAATTCTCCGGTCCGAGAGCGCCATCACAGCAACGATACCTGAACAGGAGTAAGCTCGGCATGCCCGATGATCTTCTCGACATGAACCGCCAGCCTGCGAACTCACCTGCGCAGCAGCCCGAAATACCGGAAAAATTCCGGGATCCTGCCACCGGCGCGCTGCGTGTGGAGGCGCTGCTCAAATCCTACCTGGAGTTGGAGCGTGCCCTCTCCCGCCGCGCCGCTGTGCCGGGCGCCGATGCGCCGGAGGAGGAGCGCATGCGCTGGCGCCGCATGTTCGGCGTGCCGGAGACGCCGGATGCCTATGAGATCAAGCCGCCGCACGAGATGTGCAGCGCCGACCCCGAGGTGAACCGCCGCCTGCACGAAGCCGGCTTCACCTGCGGACAGGCGCAGCTGGTCTACGACCTGGCTGCCGAGCGCCTGCTGCCGCTGATCACCGAGGCAGCCGCCGAGTTCGAGGCCGGCAAGCAGCGCGAGAAGCTGAACGCCGAGTTCGGCGGCGAGGACCGCTACCGCCGCCTTGCCCCGCAGATCGCCGCCTGGGGCCGCGCCAACCTCTCCGAGCCGGTCTTCGCCGCGCTGGCGACCACCGCCGAGGGCGTGATGGCGATGTACCGCATGATGGGCGCGAAGGAGCCGCCGCTGTCGCGCGACGCCTCCGCCGAGGCGGCGCCGGACGAGGCCGAGCTGCGCAAGATGATGCGCGACCCGCGCTACTGGCGCTCGCGCGAGCCCGATTTCGTCAAGCGTGTCACCGACGGCTTCCGCCGCCTGGTCGGCGAACAGGGCTGATCCCTGCGCCCTTCTCCGCATCCGCGGCGAAGGGTGGGGGCGAGGGCAATCCCCGCCCTGCGGCTCGCGGCGCCTCCCTCATGGTCGAGGCGCCGCTGCCGCCGCGCGCAACTCCCGGCGCGCGGCGGATGGCGGGGCGGATGGCGCGGGTGCCTCACGGCATCCCCATCCGCCCCGCCCGACCTTGCGCGCAGGGAACCCGCATTGCGGGCCTGCGCGTCCTCGCGACGCGCATCCGCCCCTCGGGTCAACGGACGCGCCGTCGCACCCCCAACAACCCCCTTGATCCAGGAGGGCCGCGATGCCCACCAGCACCCAGATCGACGCCGTCTTCACCAAGCAGTTCCAGGCCGAGGTCCACGAGGCCTATCAGCGCCAGGGCTCCAAGCTGCGCCGCACGGTGCGCAGCAAGACCGGCGTGACCGGCACCAGCACCTTCTTCCCCAAAGTCGGCAAGGGCACCGCCGCGGCGAAGACGCGCCATGGCAGCGTGCCGGTGATGAACCTCGAGCACGCGCAGATCGAGTGCGTGCTGCAGGACTACTATGCCGGCGACTGGGTGGATCGGCTCGACGAGCTGAAGACCAACCTCGACGAGCGTGAGGTGATCGCCAATGCGGGTGCCTATGCCCTCGGCCGCAAGACCGACGAGCTGGTCATCGCTGCGCTGGATACGGCGACACGCGAGGCCGTCGGCGTCGCCGCCGGCACCACCGATGCGGATGGCCTGACGAAGGCGAAGGTGCTGCTCGCCTTCGAGATGATGGGCGCGGCCGACGTGCCCGACGACGGCCAGCGCTATGCCGTGGTCGGCTGGAAGCAGTGGAGCGAACTGCTGGCCATCAATGAGTTCGCATCCGCCGACTACGTCGGCGCCGACGAGCTGCCCTGGCGCGGTACGCAGGCGAAGCGCTGGCTCGGCGCGATGTGGATGCCGCATTCGGGCCTGACCATGTCGGGCACGCTGCGCTATTGCTACTTCTATCACCGCACCGCGATCGGCCATGCGGCGGCGGCGGAGGTGCAGACCGACGTCACCTGGCACGGCGACCGCGCTGCGCATTTCGTCGCCAACATGATGAGCCAGGGCGCCGTGCTGGTGGACGACACCGGCGTCGTGCGGATGCGCGCGAAGGAATAGTCGTGCGGATGCGCGCGAAGGAATAATCGCGCCGCCGCTTCCGCCTTCGCCCACTTCTCCCTCCCCCGCGCGAGCGGGGGAGGGTCGGGGTGGGGGCCGCGCATCCTCCCCGTAGCGAACGGAACCCCCCGATGTCCCTCACCGCCGTCGCGCTCTGCTCGCGCGCCCTGTTACGCCTTGGCGCGCAGCCGATCGCCTCGCTCACCGACGGTACCGCGGAAGCGGAGGCCGCGGCGAATCTGTATCCCGGCATCCGCGATGCGCTGCTCTCCGTGCATCCCTGGTCCTTCGCCACCGGCCAAGCCGTGCTGCCGCGCCTCACCGCCGTGCCGCTCGCCGACTTCGCGCACGCTTTCCAGCTGCCGAGCGGCTTCCTGCGCGCGCTCTCCGCCGGCGGGACCGGGCGCGGCCGCGGCATCCCGTATCGGATTAACGAAGGCCGCCTGCACGCGGATGCCGGGCAGGTGACGCTCACCTACATCTTCCGCCCGGACGAGAGCGCCTTCCCGCCCTTCTTCGCCGCCGCCCTTGTCGCGCGCCTCGCCGCCGAGTTCTGCCTGCCGCTCACCGAAAGCGCATCGCGCGCCGAGGTGCTGTTCCGGCTGGCCGAGCAGGATCTGCGCCAGGCGCGCCAGGTGGACAGCCAGCAGGACACGCCCCGCGCGATCGAGGGCTTCCCGCTGGTCGATGTGCGGGGCTGAGCGCGATGCCCGCCGCCACCCGTCGCGCCAAGACCAGCTTCGCCGCCGGCGAACTCGCACCCGAGCTCTACGGCCGCGGCGACCTGCGCGCCTACGAGAACGGCGCGCGGCGCCTGCGCAACGTGGTCATCCAGCCGACCGGCGGCGTCGCCCGCCGGTCCGGTCTTCGCCACATCGCCCTCCTGGATGGCGCCGCACGCCTGATCCCCTTCGAGTTCAACACCGAACAGACCTACCTGGTGGTGCTGACCGATGGCCGGATGCAGGTGTTCCTCCAGGATGCGGAGGTCGCCTCGCTGGCCGCGCCCTGGACGGCGCAGATGCTGCCGCAGCTCGCCTTCACGCAGAATGCCGACACGCTGCTGCTGTTCCATCCGGCGATGCCGCCGAAGCGCATCACGCGAACCAGCCACACCAGCTGGACGCTCGCCGACTTCGAATTCACCCATGAGCCGATGACGCGCTTCACCGTCGCCGGCGCGACGCTGCAGCCGAGCGGCACGACGGGCACCATCACGCTCTCCGCCTCCACCGAGTTGTTCCTGCCCGGCCATGTCGGCGCACGTTTCAAGCTGGCCGGCAAGCGCGTGCGTGTCACCGGCATCACCAACGACATCATCGCGACTGCGCTGGTCGAGGATCCGCTGGACGGCACGGAGCCGGTGTTCGACTGGCAGGAAAGCGCCTTCAGCCAGGCGCGCGGCTGGCCCGTGACCGGGGGCTTCCACCAGGCCCGCCTGGTGCTTGGCGGCTCGCGTGATCTGCCGAACCGGCTCTGGCTCTCGCGTACCGGCGATCTCGGCAACTTCGACACCGGCACCGGCCTCGATGACGAGGCGATCGACTTCGCGCTGATGTCGGACCAGGTGAACGCGATCCGCGGCGTCTTCTCCGGCCGCCACCTGCAGGTGTTCACCTCCGGCGCGGAGTGGATGGTCACCGGCGATCCGTTGACGCCGGCCTCCATTCAGCTCAGCCGGCAGACGCGCATCGGCAGCCCGGTGGACCGCATGGTGCCGCCGGTGGATGTGGATGGCTCCACCGTCTTCGTCGCGCGCACCGGCCGCGCGGTGCATGAATTCGCCTACACCGATGTTGGCGATGCCTACCAGGCGAATGACCTGGCGCTGGTCGCCCGGCATCTCGTCGCCACGCCGGTCTCCATGGCGTACGACCAGACGGAGCGGCTGCTGCACCTGGTGATGGTGGATGGCAGCATCGCCACGCTGACGCTCTACCGCGCCGAGCAGGTGATCGCCTGGACGAAGCAGGAGACGCAGGGCGCGTTCCGCGCGGTGGCGGAAACCGATGGCCGCGTCTTCGCGGTGGTGGAGCGCGCCGGCACGCACCGGCTGGAACGCTTCGACGCGGCACTCGGTCTCGATGCCGCGCTGTCGGGTGAAGCCCTGACGTCGCAGGATGAATGGGCCGGGCTTGCGCATCTCGAAGGGCGCGAGGTCACCGTGCTGGCCGATGGCGCGCCGCGCGGCTCGCTGACGGTTGCGGATGCGCGCATCGTGCTCGATCCACCGGCAAGCGGCGTGCAGGCGGGCCTGCCCTTCGCGCATGTGATCGAGCCGCTGCCGCCGCAGCTCGCGATCGGCGCGGGCGCGGGGGCGGCGCCGCTCAGGCTGGTCTCGGCAACCTTCCGCCTGCTGGCGACGCCTGCGTTCTCGGTGGATCTCGGACGCGGCGTGCAGCCGGTGCCGTTCCGCCGGCTGGACACCGCCCTGCTGGACGCGCCGCCGCTGGCCTTCACCGGCGACGTCACGCTGCGATCGCTCGGCTGGCGGCGGGACGCGATGGCGCCGCTCTGGCGCGTCGAAGGCGACACGCCGCTGCCGCTCACGCTGCTTTCCGTCACGATTGACATGAGGATGAACGATTGATGGCGCAGCTCGCTCCCATCGCCACGTTGGTCGGCACCGGCGCATCCCTGTTCGCAACGGCGCGACAGGCGCAGACGCAGTCCGCCCAGTCACGCCGCGCGCAGGATGATGCGCGTGCCGCGAACGAGGCGCGCGCCCAGCAGGTGGCCGTACAGCAGGCCGCCGAGGGCCGCGCGCGCGATGCGCGGCTGGCCGGCACCGTCGCCGCCACGCGCGCGCGGCTCGCCGCCGGCGGGGTCGCGCCCGACGAAGGCTCGGCTGCCGCACTGACCTCCGGACTGCAGCGCGACGCCGCTGCGGCGCAGGCGGACTCGGATGCGGTGTTCGCCGCGCGGCTTGCCGCCGGCCGGCGCAGCCTGCTGAACGACGACGGCTCGCTCACGCCCTGGCTGCGCGCCGGTGCGAGTTTCGGCAACGCCGTACGCAGCCTCCTCGATTAGGCGGCTCCGCCGCCCCTGCAACCCCTGACTCCAGGAGCCGCCTTCCCATGGCCGAGCCCATCAGCGTCGGCGACGTCGCGCCGCGCGTGCAGTACGCCGGTGACGGCGTGCGCACCGACTTCGACTTCCCCTTCCCAATCTTCGACGCCGCGGACCTCGAGATACGCGTTGGCGGCATCCTGCTCGCCGGCGGCTTCACCGTTAGCGGTGCCGGCAGCGGCGAAGGCGGCAGCATCACGCTCGCCACGCCGCCTGGCATCGGCGAGAGCGTCACGCTGCGCCGCCGCGTGCGGGTGGAACGCAACACCCGCTTCCAGGACAACGGCCTGCTCCGCGCCCGCACGCTGAACGACGAGCTCGACCGCATCGTCGCGGTGCTCCAGGAGCAGCGCGAGGAGCTTGGCACCGCGCTGCGCCAGAATCCGTCGGAGATCGGCGGCCAGCTCCTGCTGCCGCTGCGTCCGGCGCGCGCGAACCGGCTGCTCGGCTTCGACTCGAACGGTGACGCCTTCGTCTTCCCGCGCGATTCCGCCCTGCTGACTTCACCGTTCCCTGGCGGCGTGCCGCGCACGGCGGAGGACAAGCTGGCCGAGCGGCTCTCGGCGCGCGATTTCGGTGCGACCGGCGATGGCGCCACGGATGACGGCCCGGCCCTGCAGGCCGCGATGAACGCCGCCGCCGCCGCCGGCAAGATGCTCCTGGTCGGCGAGGGCACGCACCGCACCACCATTCCGCTGACGTTGCCGGGCGCGGCGACGGGTCTCGTGATGCGCGGCGCCATCCTCTACGCCGGGCCCGCCGGCCAGCCGGCCTTGACCATCGGCGATGGCGGGACGGCGCGCAACGCGAACAAGATCCTGACCGGCCTGGCCGTGCTGCGCGCCACGCTGTCCGACTGGTCGAGCGAAGGCGATATCGGCATCGTGCTGCGCAACCTGGATGCCAGCATGGTGGAGATCCGCGAGGTCTCGGGCTTCACCATCGGCATCCGCACCCTTGGCGAGGAACGTGGCTTCGAGGACAGCACGCTGTTCCTCGGTCGGATCGTCAACAACCGCATCGGGCTCGACGTGCGTGCGGCGACGGCGGCGGCGTGGAACACCTCCGTGCGCTACTATGGCGGCCACTTCGCCGTCGGCAGCACGGTCAACACCACGCAGGACCGCTTCGGCGTGCGCTTCTCCGCTTCGCCCGGCGCCTATGTGGCGCACAACCGGCACGTCTTCGACGGACCGAATTTCGAGCTGAACGCCGAAGGCCGCCCGATCGCCGGCATTCCCTTCCTCTGCGAGGTGAACAGCCGCGCGGTGGTGGCGCGCACCATGCGCATGGAGGGCTGCAGCGCCTTCGTTGCGCGCCACACCGCCGCGGCGCAGGACCATCTGTACGAGATCGCCTGGGCCAGCCAGGGCTATCAGGTGGAGATCGAGCACACCGCCACGGCGACGCGGCTCGGTGGTGCGATCCGGGCGATGCACCAGGCGACACCGCATCTCGAAGCCTCGCGTGAGCTGGCGGCGGTGCCCAGCCTGCGTGCCGCCGCCATCCGCTGGACCGCGACGGAGACCGGCTTCGAGAAGCTCGCCTGCCTGTCCACCAGCGTTGGCGGCAGCCCCACGACGCTCGCAGGCCTGGTCTTTCCCGGGCTCGACAATCTCACGCTGAACAGCCGCGGTGCGGTGCTCGGCGGCGGACGCGGCCTCGGCTTCGTGGTGGATGCGCGGCAGTGCAAGGATTTTGCGCTGGCTGTGGATGCCGATGCGCCGCGGCTGGTGGTGATGGCCTTCGACGCGAACATGAACCTGCTGACCAACAGTGCCGGCGCGCTGGTGCTCGCCTCCGGCCAGCCAATGGTGTGGAACGGCACTGCGCGCTGGTGGCAGGGCAGCGCGGACATGCTGGACGCCTCGCTCACGCGGTTGCAGGCGGTGCGGCTCGGCCCGCAGGTCGGCTTCGCGGTGATCGGCGTGGCGCGGATCGCCGCCGATTACGAGGTGCGCGCCATGCGCCTGCTCTGCGATCCGCGCCACGCGCCGGCAGTGCTCCATGGCCTGCCGGATCTGCGGCACGGCTCGCGCGAGTTGCTGGCCGAGCTTGCCTGGGATCCGCCTTCCATTGTCGCCGGCGGCAGCGCGACCACCACCGTTCCCGTGCCCGGCGCGCGGCCGGGCGATTTCGTGCAGGCTGCTTTCTCCACCGCCACCATCCTGCCCTTCCAGGCACAGGTCAGCGGGCAGGATGTCGTGACGGTCATCCTGTGGAACCGCACCGGCGCCGCGGTGGATGTCCCCGCCGGCACGGTGCGGGTGCGGGTGGTGAAGGCATGAAGCGCAGCCGCAAGGCGACGGCACCGCAGGCAGCCGTCACGAAGGAACTGTTCGACCTCGCGAAGGAGAAGCTGCAGGAGGACTATCTCGGCTTCGTCTCCGACACCGCGACCGAGGATCCTAAGCGCTTCATCGCACGCAATGCCGCGGCGCGCGACGCGCTCGATCACCTGGCGCAGCTCGCCACCCAGGCCATGCCGGCCGAGGACGTCGAGGCAGCGGCAGAGCCCACACTGCAGCAATTGATCGAGGCAGCACGCATTGGTCTTGGCGAGAACAAACCGTGATCATACCGCAGGGTGCCGACGTTCCCGCCGATTTGCTCGAATTCGCCTGGATCTGGAACCAGCGCGCCAACCTCGGCACGCCCAGCCTGCATCGCCGGGTGCTGCGCTGGCTGCAGCAGGCGCCTGAATCGGGCGACCATCGCCTGCTGCTGATGGCCTTCCGCGGCGCCGGCAAATCCACGCTGGTCGGGCTGTTCTGCGCCTGGCGGCTCTACCGCGAACCCGACACGCGCATCCTGGTGCTTGCCGCCGACCATGCGCTGGCCACGCGCATGGTCGCGACCGTGCGCCGCATCCTGGCGCGCCATCCGCTCTGCGGCGCGCTGCTGCCGGAACGCGCCGAGGGCAGCTGGGCGTCGGACCGCTTCACCGTCGCGCGGCCGGCGGTGCTGCGCGATGCCTCGATGCTGGCGGCCGGCATCGGCGGCAACATCACCGGCGCGCGCGCCGAGCTCATCATCTGCGACGATGTCGAGGTGGCGGGCAATTGCGACACGCCGGCCAAGCGCGCGGAGCTGCGCGAGCGCTTGACGGAAGCCGAGTTCGTGCTGACGCCCGGCGGCACCATGCTGTTCGTCGGCACGCCGCATTGCGCGGAGACGCTCTACGCGGAAGGCCAGGATGGCTTCCTCGCCGGCTATCGCCGCCTGGTGCTGCCGCTGACCGACGCGGAGGGCCGCAGCATCTGGCCGGAGCGCTTTCCGGAGGACGCGGTGGCGAAGCTGCGCAACCGCGTCGGCCCGCTCGCCTTCCGCCGCCAGATGCTGCTGGAGGCGGTGGCGGAGGACGCGGCGCGGCTCGATCCCGCGCTGATCGCCCGCTACGGCACGGAGCCCGACTACCGCGAGGCCAATGGCCGCGGCGTGCTGACGCTGATGGGCACGCGGCTGGTCTCCGGCGGCGGCTGGTGGGATCCCGCCTTCGGCCGGCCTGGCCAGGGCGATTCCAGCGTCGTCGCCGCCACCTTCGCCGATGGCGAGGGGCGGCACTATCTGCACCGCCTGGCCTATGTCACGCACGACCCCGGCGCGGCGGAGGATCCGGCGACGCAGCAATGCCGCACCGTCGCCGCCATCGCGCGCGACCTGCTGCTGCCGGTGATGCGCGTCGAGACCAACGGCATCGGCGGCTTCCTGCCCGGTCTGCTGCGGCAGGAGATCCAGCGCACCGGCATCGCCTGCGCGGTGAAGGAGGTCGTGAGCCGGGTGCCGAAGGTGCAGCGCATCCTCGGCGCGCTCGATCCCGTGCTCGCCGCGCGTCGCCTTTCCGCGCATGAGAGCGTGTTCCGCACGCCCTTCGCGCGCGAGATGGCGGCCTGGCGGCCGGAGGCGGCCGGCGCGCGCGACGATGCGCTGGATGCGGTGGCCGGCTGCCTCGCCGCCGAGCCGGTGCGCCTGCCGCTGCTGCCGCCGCGCGCGAACCTGCCGAACTGGCGCGGCAGCTGAGCTGGCGTCCCGGTTCCGAAGTCCTCCGGCCTTCGTTCCCGGACCCCGAGCCATTGTCTTCAGTGGCCGGCTTATCCGCTTCGTTCGCTGGAAGTGCAGCGAACTTCGCGGGCCGGACACTACCCCGCCTGCCGCTTCAGGATCTCGCTGCCGTGCCGGTCCAGGCCGGCCGCCGTGATTTCGAACCGGCCGTCGCTGCGCAGCCGGGCGAGGCCCATGCCGGAGAGCCGCTCCAGGCAAGGCCCGTCCTTCAGCCCCGTGGGCCGGCCAGCCGCCTCCACCAGCGTCAGCCGGTGCAGCGCGGAGCGGCAGCAGGTCTCGAGATAGGGCTCGTTCCACATGTTCCCGGCGTCGCGATGGGGCGACGCAAGGGTGGTTCCGCTGTGATGCCGCTTCAAGGCGCGGCGTCCATTCCAGGAGTGATATGCGATGCTGCCCGAGATTCCACCCCCGCTGGTGGCCGCGCTGGCGGATGCGCCCTTCGCGCTGACGCTGGTCTGGATGATCGCGTTGCTGCGCCGCGACCTGGCGGCGGCGCGCAACGAATTGCCGCCGGTGGTCCGCACCGCCGCGCCCGCCGCGCCGGTGCACGAGATCGCCCGCGACGAGCTGGTGGCCTTCAAGCTGGAGGTCGCGCGCACCTATGTGCCGCTCTCGCTGATCCGCGACCTCGATGCGCGGCTGACCAAGCAGCTCGGCCGGCTGGAGGAGAAGCTGGACGAGGTGAGCCGCGCCGCCACCGCGGCGGCCGCGGTCGCCGGCCAGTCCGTGCCGCCGCGCCGTATCGGCTTCGGAATCCGCGCCGCGGGAGACGAGGCATGA